AAAAGGAGGTTACTATGACGCGCAAACTATCCGCTTTAGTTCGTGCTTTTAGCCATTCTTGCAATCGCTGACGATCTGGAGAGCTAAGAGCGCGCGGACAATTCACCACGGCCATAACATATTCTTGACTGGCAGCGGTATCGGTCTTCGCTTCTGTCACACGAGAGATACTGATACTCTTTGCTGAGGGGCACACAGCTTTGAGTTCGGTGCGAACCTCTTTGGTGAGTGTTGCATATTGTTGGTAGGCGTTGAGTTGTTGCTCTACCTCTCCAAGTTGTGCAGCTTGCTCTATCAATTTTTGCTGACTGGCCTGCGCATTTCCAACTATATAGCTGTGTTGCTGATTGGCAAGAAGCAAACTGTCCGATTGTGAACCTTGAATGATATGTAGCTTATAGTCTTCGAGATTATAAGATTCCAGCATTTTTTCTGCTTTTGCTATTTTTTCACCGTCTGTCATATGAGCACCTCTCTTCTCGGCACAAACGGAGCTATCAGCGTCGCGGCATCGGTTTCTTTACTGTAGATAACGCCGTCTTCGTTCGTCGTATAGCTCCCCTGCGGATAGTACCTGCGGACAGGAAATTCCATGTTGAGCCCCTGCGTTTCGGCTTTGACAGACAATTCAATCTTGATACCGCCTGCCGATTTGACTTCTACGTTTCCGCCGAACAGGTCAATTGCCCCCACGACAGATTGATCGCGGAAGAAGCATCTCCGAAGATATAACTTAGCTCTGTCAAGTACTCCGCTGTGCGCCGCCTGCAAGAACGGCAGTCCTTCCAATTTGTCGTTGACATCGGCCTGAACTGTAACGGTCATTGTATCAACTACCACACGATCATGAATCTTAACTTGCTGCCGCTTAATCAACAATGCGTTATGTAAGTATGTGTGCTCGTTAAACAATATATCCACATCTGTATCGGCATAGTAGTACTTATTGCCGTTATTTAAGACAAGATCGTATAGATCGCAAGAAGTAATCTTCTTTTCTGTCTCGAGATAGGTCTCTAGAGATTTATTCACCGCTTTCATCGGACTACCTCCAGCTTAAATGTTTTAGACTTGTTGATGTTAAGATACTGCCGCTCGATATCTATTCCGTCGTCCGCAAACATAACTTTCCAGTAATACGTGTAATCTGCGGTGATTTTAGCAGTATTCACCGGAGCCGTTTTGAATTTCACAGTTCCGCCTGTAACTGTATATGTGTTGCTTGCCTGCTTCACGCCATCTACGTATACTGCTACTTTTTCGATGTATTCGACCGGCTCTACATAGTCGCCCATCTTCATGACGGCTTGATAAGTTCCCGCTGTAATAAGCGGCAGCTGTATCCCTTTTTCTTCATAGTCTTCCGGATCAAGCCATAAAAACGGGATATGTGCGCCTTTTAACAGCGCTACAAATCCCAATAACTTTCTGTATTGTTCATCGGTTAAGATCTGAAATTTCGTTTCTATCGTCCAGTTTGGTAATAGCTGTGTTGTAAGCGTACGTACTTTACCGCTTCCCGATTTTTGTACTTTTGTATTCCAGTCCATCGATTTTATACTTTCCCAGGCTAATCCGTTAAGATCTTCCGGGAATTTCCTAAGTATCATCAAAACACCCCGCTATTTCCAGCAAAATTCAAATCTTCTTCAAAAAATGCTTTCCGGATTTCGTCTACGGCGCCGTTACGCAAGAAATCAGCGAACGATGCGGCGTCAAGAGTATTGACGCTTAAATGTACTGATTTATTTCCATCTTTTTTGATCGTTGTTGATTCTACATTCCGGATGTCTGCAGTCTTTACCGCCCCGCCTTTTGCAAAACGCGGCATACGCCCTGAATTGATCGCGTTAAGTAGCGGTAATCCTACTTTTCGGACAGCGTCAGCATTGAGAACGTACTCACCATTAGACAACCAAGCTGGAATGCTGTCTGATGTAGCCGTCCCCGGACCGCTGATCGGTCCGCCAGTCGCAAATCTAAACATGCCAAATCCGAACCCTGACTTTGCAGACATAAGCTGCAGTGCTACAGTAGCCGCACCGACTGCTGTAGTAAATGCTGCTAAAGCACCTGTAGCAGTAACGGTTGCTCCGACTTCTGTCGGCTTTGTGCCTGTATTAATAGCATTTTGGATGACATTGTATGCGCCCATGACCATTCCGCCTTTTTGTGTGCTGCCGGAGAAAAGTCCCAGTGCTACATTAGACGCGCTTAGGTTGTTTTTGAACGCGTCGAACATTGTATTCATACCATTGTCGTATGCTCCGCCGTTACTATTATTATTTCCGCCGCCGAGCAGGTTGCCACCAAATATAGATTCTGTCAGACGCCCTGCCCATTGTTGCGTAATCTGCTGTAGTATTGTCTCTCCGATTCCTGTTATGAGATTATACAGCGAGTCTCCGAGTGTTTCTGATCCTGTCAAAATGTTTTGGAAAAACTCCTGGAATTTATCAGTTGAGCTCTCCGCGAGTTCTGCAATTTGCGACTGCATAGACTCGTGCCCGGTCTTCCATATACTCAGATACGTTTCGAGGGCTTCTGTCTGCCCTTTCCAATTCATATAATCTTGTCCGTCGCGGCTGCTCGTTAACGCCCTAAGCAGATCTGAACGATGGTTATCTATTGCGTATTTTGCCTGTTTTTCAAACGACTCTCTATATGCATCTGTACGTTTCTTTGCGGCTTCGGCGGTCTTAGCAGTATACCATTCTTCGACAGCTACCATCGCTTCCTTGTCTTCTTTGTTTTTAGAAACTTCTTTTAGGCGTTCCGTTCTCTCTTTGTTGATCGCATTAACTGTAGCTTCATATTCAGCATCGGCAAGTGCCTTAAAGTCCCCGGTGAGCTCTGCACCTATTTGCTTCGTTTCGGTCTTGATTTTGTTCCAGCTTTCTGTCCACGTGTCGGTCAGCTTCTGTTTCATGACCGTTCCGTATGTACTGAGCTGTTTTTGCAGTTGTTCTACCGCGTCTTTCGGAATACCGGCATTAGATAACTTGTTAATCTCTTCCTGCTTCTGCCTGATGTCTTCCGCCAGTTTATTCATACCGGACATGTAGGCACCTTCGGTTTCGCTGTCTATAGATTCCTGCATCGTTGAAAACAGCCGAATTGCCTCTTCTTTCGCCTGATTTAACCGTCTCAACGCCTCGTTGGCTTTTTTACCGATTTCATCAGTTGTAAGCGTTACTGTTTTACCTCCGGTGTACTCACCTATCGATCCGTAGCCAATCGGATTACCGAACCATTGATTTGCTTCCGACATGCTGCCGCGATGCACTCCGCCGGTCGAGTTTCTCGCTATATATTCACCGTTTCCCGCATAGATTCCGACATGATCTTTCCAATCTATCATGTCGCCTTCCTGCGGTACGTATCCCGTTCCCGCTGTGTGATAAGCCGTGCCGAACTGATTTACAAGCTGATTCCCGTTAATTGAGTTCAGCCCCTGTATACCTGCTTCCTGATACAACGCGGAAACAAAAGCGGCGCATTGCACACGGGCATCTTCGACAAGCGGCGACATCCATTGTTCTCCCTCGGGATGTCTCGATGCTATGTTTACAACTTCCTGACCGATTGGCGCTTCTACTTGATACGTTTTTGCTTCCTTAATCGCTTTTGTATTATCTTTTGTTGCAGATGTTCCCGATTCAAAAGCGGCTTTTAACGCCTCAATTTGTGAATTTATAGCCCCTTTATCAATGTTGGTTCCGTCACCATATTTTTCGTGAAGTTTTTTAGAGTTCTCGTTAGCGGCAGCGTACTTCCTATCCCATGCCGCTTTGGCTTCGTCATTTTCTTCCTGACTATAAACATTCATCCGTGTCCCATTTTCTTTAACACGGATCATCGTGTTGTCTTTTTCGCTGTAGTAGTAGTCTTTACCATTTACGTTGACATACTGAGCATTTTCGGCTTCTCTCTTTTCTTCCTGGTGAAACTCATACAGCTTATACGTTGCGGCTACAATAGCAGCAGCCACACCCAACCATCCTCCGGCCAATGCCCATACTGCACTTG